CCGTTCATAAGATTTGCGACGAGGCGCTGGAACTGAACGAAAGGCTGCAACAGCAAGCGGCCCCGATGCCGAAGCGCCGGGGCCGCCCGCCGAAGGTTATTCCCGGCGTTACTGTTGACCAGTAGGCCCACCCAGTCCGGCAACCGCGCCGAGTGGCATGCCGCGCTGCGCCAGCGCCGGAATGATGCCCATGGGGCCAGTGAGTGCCCGCTGGCCCGCACGGGACCGCAGAGCCGCTTGACCGACCTGCGGGGCCAAGTACGCGCCCGCAGGCAGCGCCAGAGCGCCCAGAGTGCTAAGGTCGCCGATGTTCATGCCAGTCAGGCCCGCGATGGTTGCCAGTGTGCCACCAGTGGGCGAGAAGCGCACGCCACCCGCCGGAACGCGATCCAGATCGCCCAGAACTTCCCGAGACGCGCGCGCTATTTCGGCCAGCGGCCCCAGTTGCTGCCCCTGTCTGGATGACAGCAGGCGGTTACCGTAGCGCCGCTGGATTGCCCCATAAAGCGCTTGCGGCGTCACGATGCCCGACGCGGCTTCGGCCCCGCCACTGCGGCGCAGGGCGTTCAGCGTGTCAATGTAGTCCCGATAGCTGATGCGCGCATCCATCAGGCGGCCAAACAGCCCCGGATCGCCTGCGGCGCGTGCGCCTTCGATCACGATCTCGTTCAGAGTCTCCATCAGATCGCCCGCCAGTTCGCCGTTGGCGGTGGCGATGTCGGTGCGGTCGGCCCGCTCCATCAGGCGGCGCAGCGCAGGCCGCCATTGCTGTAGGTTCTCCTGCGTGATCGGGCGGCCCGACTGAATGGCGTCTCGGATGTTCTCAACGATGGTGTTCACCGCACGTGGCAGGCGATCTAGGCCGGTCGCGTCCATGTACGCCATGGCGGCGTCTTCGATCCGCTGACCCACTTGCTGGCTAGGGACCACCGAGATGACGGCCTCGGCCTCGTCGAATACCTCGCCCAGCCTGTCAGCCACGCGCCCCATGGCCGTGGCCGTCGGGCGTGGATCGTCGGAACCAAGGGTGCGCATGATGGACTCGTTGAGGTCCAGCACGGTGCCCCGCTGGGCGGCCTCCACACCCTCCAAGCGCATCAGGCGCTCAGAGCCAAGTTCTTGGCCGAGGGTGATGTCTTCGATGCCCGCGTCGCGCAGTGTCGCCACAGATTGAGCGCGCTCGCTGCCGGGCTCAAAAGCGCGCCCCTCGGGGCCGATCAGGCCGCGACGCGCCAGTGCGCCACCTGCGGCGAAGATGTTGGGCGTCAGCACCTCTGCGCCCAGCCCGGTCAGTTCCGCCGCCAACGGGCTGGCCCCCATGGCCACCGCCGCCTCTTCGGCTGCCTGCCCGGTGATGCCCGGCAGCACTGCGCCGCCAGCCACGCGCACGGGCAGGGACAGGCCGCCCACAGGCAGGGCCGCCGCAGCGGGCAGGTTCTCGCCAGCTCGCTGCACGACGCGGCCCGTGAAGGTCTCCGGCTCGTAGGTCATCAGTTCCGGCGCGACCTGCTCGGCTGCGCCCGTGAACGTCTGGCCCTGCGGCGCGAACGGGGAAATCATGTCGATGGCCCGCTGGGCCTCCTGCATGTAGAACTCGGTCGGCAGATCGCGCCCAGTGATGCGCTCATACACTGGCTCGACCAGACGCCCAGCTTGCCTGCCGAGGAAGCCAGTAATTTGGCCGGGCAGGTCAAGCAGACCAGTGGTCCCCCGCGCCACGCCCGACGCGGCCCCCATGGCCACGTCTTGGCCGACGCCAACGGGCTGTTGCTGCTGCGGCATTTGCGCAATGGCAGCGGCGGCAGCCTCTGCACTCGGCGCTTCAACCTCATACGTGCGCCCGTCCGGGCCTTGGACCTCAAAACGTGCCATCAGTCGATCACCCTCACCCTTACGCCGTTGCCCATATCAACCCACTCGCCGTCGCCTGCTGCCCCCGTGGTCCGCTCAAACGGATTGGGAATTTGCAGCCTTTCATAAATTGTCATAAGCGTGTCAAATGTCGCGCCGGGGTTTTCAGGATCAAGCGAGCCAGTCAAGGCAGCGGCGGCCCGAAGGTCAGCGTCGGACACTGTGCCACTAAGTGCCCCGCTTGCTCTCAAGGCGCCAAGATTTTCAAACGTCATGTTAGCGGCAATCCGTTCAATAGCGCCCTCAAAGCGGCCATATTGACGCGGGTCCGCAACCTGTGAAAGCAATTGTCCAGCAGGATGCTGCATAAGCGGCTGATAAATTGGATCGCCTGCATCAGTAATGCCGGATGCGATAAACGCCATCGCCGCATCAAGAGAGGGTTGCAGTTGAAGTGCCTGCTCTTGCTGGCCCTCCTGTTCTCGCTGCGCTGCAACAAGCTGGTCTCGACGCTCGTTCAGAGCCTCCATCAGCGTCATGTTGGATGCGATCTGCTCGCCCGAACTGATGGTGATGCCGCCCGCGCTAATGGTCGGTTCCGTGGCCAGTTGGGCGTTCTGTTCGCGCAACTGAGCCAGCGCCGCGTCAATGTCCGCCACGCTGGTAAACGACGACGGGTCATATACACTTGTGGGAGCGGCGGCGGGCAGAGCCGCCTCCTCTTCCCCAGTGTATTCGCCGACGAAAGTGCCGTCTGCAAGCATCATATCGCCCGGCGTCGGGCGTGCGCCTTCCGCGCCACCCGGTGCAGTCACGCTCGGGGTCTCGTAGCCCTCAACAGGCGGGAGCGTGGTGCCAGTTGCGGTCGGCTGCACAATTCCATCAGTCGGGATCGCCCCGGCGGTGGGGGTCGCGCCAAATCCGCCCATCAGGCTGCCCTGAATTTGATCCGCCATCGCTTGCAGGCCGCTAACGTCCTGCCCCAGCCGCTGACCAAGAATGATCTGCTGCTGGATCAGGGCCAGCGCCTGCGCGCCCTGCACTTGGTTCTGGAACAGCCCCTGCTGCCGCAACCGCTCGCGCTCACGGGCCTGCTCAAAGCCGCCTAGAGCGCGGTTGAAGTAGTCGCTGTCCCGGCCTTCCAGCGATGCCGCCGCGTCGCGCAGCGCCGAGAAGCCCAGCAGCATGCGCTGGTTGCGAGACAAGCCCGCAAAAGGATCAGTCGCGCCACCGACTTGGGGCGCTTCCTGATAGCCGCTGAACAGGTTGCCGAGACCTTGGCCGATCCGGCTCAGGAAGCCGGGCTGCTGCGGTGCGTTGGGGTCCATCGTCATGTCGCTGTCCTTACCTGAATGCCGCGAAGCCCTGCCCCAGCGACCCCAGAGCCGCCAGAGTGCCCGAGAAGCCGGGCCGCTCACTGGTCGTGGCCGTCTGGCCGATCATGCCGGACCCAAGACCGCCTGCGCCGACCATCGCGCCAAGCTGGGTCAGCGGATACTGCTGTTCACGCAGGAACTCGTTGTAGGCCGCTTCCAGCGCCGCCTGATCGGTCGTCTGCTGGAGCGCCCCAAGCTGCTGCATGCCCGCCGCCGCTTGGCCCGCTGCGCCCTGCCCCATCTGAAGCTGGGCCATCGTGGCGGCCTGCGCCTCGTTGTAGCCCTGACGCATCAGGTTGGCGATGAGTTCGTCCTGCGCGACCTGATAGGCCGCCTCGCGCTCGGCTTCGTAGACGCCCCGGCGTACATTGCCGAACGCGCCAGCGCGGGCGATGTCGGCCTGTTCCTGCGTCCGAGCGATCTCACGCTCACGCGCCATCCGGGCCAGCGCAGGGTCCATCACGTTGGCCGTGTAGGACGACAGGTTGGCCTCGTTCATCGCCTGATAGTCGGCGGGCGTCATGCTGGAGAGCGCGCCGATCTGCTCGTAGTACGGCTGCGCGGCCATCGACATTTCGCTGACCGGGGCGACGAACTCGCCGCCATATGCTTGGAACGGCGTCTCGCCGACCTGCGTGGCCGCCGGAAAAACCGACCCAGTGTAATAGTCTTCCAGAAACTGCGGCACGGTGGCCGTGGTTGTCTGCGTCGTAGAGCGCCCGGAACCCATTTTATATCTCCATCTCGTAGGTCCGTGAGACCTCTTTGAACTTGCACTTGGATGCGTGCTTGATCCACCCAAGCCGCCCCTCGGCGTCGATTGCGTCACACCCCAGCGCCTGTGCGGCTTCAACCAGAGTGGCCAGCGCGCCCTCAATCCACACCTTCATGTCGCTGCCTGCGATATGTGTGATGCGGAGGACGCTGCGGCGAGGGTGCTTGAGGATCGTGGTCAGTATGACCGCCTTCAGCTTGTCCTCGACCTTGACCGCCCAGAGTTGTTGGCCTCGGGCCTCAAGGTCATGTTTTAGGTCGTCCATCCCGATGCTGTTTGCCACGCGGCGCTGCGACCTACGAAGAAGGGGCGCGATCTGTGGCCAAGCGTCATCGATCAGAGTATGATGAACGAGATGCACGTTGACTGTCATATTATTCTTTTTCTCCCGTGATGTCACCCATGCAGCCTTGTGATGGCCAGCGTGGATGCAGGGGTGGCCGGACAGAACGCGGTGGCCGCGAAAGACTTCAGACTGCCAGTCGTGCTGTCCACTGCCCACATAGCTTCCAGATAGTCCCCAGCGCTGACTGTAATCAGCGCCGTCCGGCTGACCACCAGCGTCGCGCCGTTTTGATGAAGCGCGTTCTTCATGGTCGATCCAGTGGCGTCGGTGCCGTTGATGCGCGGCCAGAAATAGAAGTTCACCGTCGAGGAGGATGTCGATGAAATTTGCGCGGAGAAAGAAACCAGATATTCGCCCGCCTCTTCAAAGACGATCCGCGAAGACGGCGTTCCGAGAGAGATGCCGTCTGCTACATCAAGCATATACGTCAATGCGTACGCAGTATTGGCCGCTGCGGCGGTGACATCCGAAGAAATCGTTGCCACCGCGTGGCCGTCTTCCAGAACGATTTGACGCCACTCGTTGTCCTTGCTGACCACCGGGTAGCCGTTCGCGGCATCCCACAACAGGATGCCGTCCTCGGTCGCCACGTCGCTGTCCGACTTGTAGACAAGCTGCACAAGCTGGCGCGTCAGAGAGCGCACCAACTGGCCCGCCCATGCCTTCCAATCTGCGCCGCTCGGCGATGGTAGCTGCGGCGCGCTCATCTGCGGCCCGCTTCCGTTACGTCAACGCGCGGGATACCGAACCGCCACGCCGTCAGCGTGTTGCCCGTGACGCGCATCCGGGCCTGACGGCCAGCAAAGCGCACGCTGGTCGGATTGGACATATCATACGGGCCGAAGCTGCTTTCGGTGCCGTTGGGATACAGACGGGTCTTAAAAGTAATGGTTACGTCGCCTTGCGTCCGCTCGTCGGGTATCAATTTTCGAACATTCAGGATGCGGTCGCCGCTGCCGATCGATGCCGGGCCACTCTCGGCGTAGACCTCTGCGCCGCCGTAGTTGAAGCCCGTTTCGTGGTCGTACACGTTGCCGCTGTCGTCGGCGTAGATCGGCGCTCGGAACACACCACGGTCGATGCCGCAGGTCCGCGTCATCTTGCCCAGCAGCCAGTGCCCTTCCTTGTAGTCATAGGCGACATAGCTGTCGATTTCCTCGGACGACGACGAGCAATAGAACCACCAGACCTCTCCGTTCTGGCCGTTCTGGATGGCCCACGTCTTGCTGATTTGGGCGGTGTTGATGTCCAAGAATACGGCGTCGCTGACCTCGCAGGGCAGTTGCTGCACGGTCTGGCCGTCGAAGCGGAAGAAGTTCTTGCCGCCCATCCAGAAGACGCCCGCGTCGGTCGAGACGATGGCCTTGCGGGCAATCAGGCCGCAGGACGACCCAACGCGCTCGAACTGATGCACAAACGGCGGGCCAACATAGACAGACCGATGCGCGTCGCTGTCAGTGACGATCAGCGACTGGCCGTTCGCACGCACGCCCGCCATGATCTGGCCGGAGGTTTGCAGGATTTGGCTGCCCGCCTGATTGGTCGCAGCGGCGGTCCACGTCGTGTTGTCTTCTTGATCGCACCAGTCCACCCGGCGCGGATCGCCGCCTGCGCCCAGCGCGAACAGGAAGCGCTCTTCGGTAGACAAGACGCCCGAGCAGCTAGTAGGCGCGCCAGAGATAGCCGCTGCGGGCGTGGCGGTGTTTAGCTGCCACTCATACAGCTTGCCGTCCGACGTGCTGCACGCGACCAGATACTGTCCCCACGTGTCCAGCGTCCACGTGGTGGCCTCCGAGTAGTTTCCAGTGTCCGGGCGCTCGACGCCGTAGAAGCTGGAGCCGTAGACGCCGCCGCTGTAGCCAGTATTCACGGCGGCATCCTCAATGCCCGCCGTCAGGCCCACCGGGGTGATGTCGTACACGTCGCCCGAGGCGTCCGCGCTGCCGGGCATCACGTACAGCTTGTTGTACGTGCCCGAGGCGATCCAGCGGGTGTTGCTGTTGTCCTGCCAGCCCGCCATGCCGCGCGGGGCCGCCGCGTAGGCCGAGGCCACTCGGTCGCGCCACCCCCCGATGGGGCGCAGGCTGCCCTCCTTCCAGCGCACCAGACTGCCGTCACGCCAGCGATTGCTGCCTTCCAGATCGGTGCCGTTGCGGAAGAAGCCGGGCGGGAGTTGGATGGGTATCAGGGGCATCGCTGATCCTTACGCTAGGCTAAGTGCATGCCAGTAGGCGCTGGTGGTGGGTCTGCTGCCCGATCCAGAGGTCAGCGTCACACTGCCGTCTGGCACATAATTTCCGTCCCAAAGGCTAATTTCCATGTCCACCACGCCGTAAGACGTACTTTCGCCGCCGAGCCCAGCCACAACATAACTCTGACTGACGCCCTGATCGCGTGACGCTCCATCAACTGTTCCGGGCGTGTAGGTCACTGTTGAGCTAAAGCCGCCAGTCGATTCACCAGTTACGCCGATCTCAATGAAGCCAACGCAGTCGCTGTATCCAGAAGTCGATACGGAGCCAGCAGAGACATCAGAGCGGCTTATCGTTGCTGCACCAGAGCCATATGGAGACCCAACGACCATCGTCTTGACCAGACCCGTGATCCCAGTGGTGCGAGTGCCAGACGACGAAATGGCATAGCAGATTTTCCACGACACATAGGCGTAGTTGAAATCACCCCCGCCTGTTTCGCCGTAGCCGTAGTAATTGCCAGATGCAACTGCGGTGTAGCCAGTCGGGGTCGCGGGAACATTCGGTCCAGTTCCTGTGCCCGTGACCGCTTGGATGATATAGATAATATCCCCGTCACCCGACGTGGTGCGGTCAGTGCCGACATACGTCAGCGCTCCAGCCACTCGCAGATTGGGCGGCGCAGCCGCTGGGAACGGAAACGTCACTGGAGCGCCTCCACGGAGAGGGACGTGAAGCCGTTGATCTTGGTGATGTACAGGAAGAAGTCGTCGCCGTCAGTGGTCGTCAGAGACCCGGTTCCGCTCGTCTTGCTGAACCCGCTGGCCGTGATAGCACCAGCAGTGGCGTTGTTGGTCATCTGAATGATGATCGTATAGTCTCCAGTCGCAGTCGGCGCAGCCAGAGTGAACGCGCCACCATTTACGATGCGCTTCAGGTTGCCGCCAGCCGGGGTGGGCGTGTAGGTGCCGCTCGACTTGGTGCCGTCGTCATCCGCCGTGGCCGTGTAGCCCGCCGTCAGGTTGTCGTCGGTGTCGGCCTTCAGGATTTCGGCGTCGGCGGCTTCCTTGGCATCCAGTTGCGTCTGGATGTTGCTGGTCACGCCGTAAACATAGTTGATTTCGGCGGTCGTGGCGGTCACCCCATCCAGCAAGTTCAGTTCAGCCGTAGTGGCGGTCACCCCATCCAGCAGGTTCAATTCCGCCGTCGTGACGGTCGCGCCATCCAGAATGGCGAACTCGGTGGCGTTCGTGCCGCCGAGCAGCGTGTCCAGCGCGCTCCAGTTGGAATTGAGGTCGGTGCCCCACGTGTCTTCGGAACCGCCAACAGTCGGCAGGTTCCACGAATAGTTAGTCGTCGTTGCCATGTTGGCCCCCTATTTGCTCGACCCTTTATATCACGTGTCAAGCAGCGATGTCAGTATAGCCCGATTTCTTGGTCCATGTGTTGGATGACGAGCCTGCAACTACGCCAATGGCGTATATACCATTAATATATACAATAGCGCCAAACGCTGACGGGCCTCCTAGATGCTAGAATATCACAGCATCCGAAGGTTCTGTAGCCCGTTCAGATATGCCTCCGCCTGACGCGGACACTTGAATGCCGTGCAGAAGTTGGCGTCGTAGTCGGCCTGATCGTCCACGACGATCCAGTGCGCCCGGCCCCTGATCTTCGGGAACTTGCCGCCCTTGCTGATCCGGGTGGCGAAGCTGTCC